TGAAATAAGTCCAATATATCAAAAAGATTATGATTCAGACGACGGATTAATCGGAGTAGGTTACTAATGGGTTATTTTAGAGAGTTACCAAATTTAGAATATCAATCACCATTTTCGGATAGATTGTCAGATTCATCATATGTATTAGCAAAAAATTTATTTCGTCGAATGAAAATTCGTGATGACTTGCAGAATATTTTTACAATTTTTGATAAGTATCAAATTGTTGATGGATCCAGACCAGACACTGTTGCAGATGAACTATATGGCAGACCTAGTTATGATTATGTTGTTCTTTTGACTGCGAATATTACAAATATAAGAGATCAATGGCCAATCACAAGTAAAGAATTGTATGACTATGCATTAAAAAAATATGGTGTTGAAAAATTAAATGACACACATCACCATGTCACCAAAGAAATCAAAGATTCAAATGGAAAATTGATTTTACCGGCAGGAAAAATTGTAAATTCAGATTTTACAGTAAGTTACTTTGATTCAACACCTATCACCACCTCTGCCAGTGAAACCGTGAAAGCTATTTCAAACTATGATTTTGAAGTTGATCAAAACGAAAAGAAAAGAACTATCTATGTTTTAAAACCAATTTACCTTGGTCAATTTTTGGATGACATGAAAAATGAGATGATCTATAGAGAATCATCTCAATTTGTAAATCGAAGATTAATTAGAACAGAAAATACTCGTGTTACTATTCCTTAATTATTCTTCAGCTAATTTTTGAAAATAAGATAAGGCATCATCATCATCTTCATTAACGGATGATGGTGTTACGGATGCAGTCACTAACTCTTCTGCTTCTCCACGATCAGTATCTTCTTCCTCAAATACTGGTGCGACAGACTTCTTGTTTCCAAGAACATAATCTAGACGAGTCTTTAACTCATCATAAGTTTTAAACTGATCTGGATTAACAAACTCTGCAAGAGAGAATTGTTTTTTCCATAGTGCTTCAAGTGCATCATCATCATCAAGTAGAGGAGTTTGAGCAGTAAACTCAGAACTATCGTAATTTCTATAACCTGCAACGTTCTTTGCCTTTAACTTAAAGTTAGCACCTTGCCAGAAATCGAATGGATCGATTGCCTCTTCGTCTTCAAACTCAGGTTGCATTGCAGCAGTAAGTTTATCAAAGATTTTCTTACCATACTTATATAAGAATACTTTACCTTCGTTCTCAGGATTAGCAGGGTCTTTCACAACATAGATATTACTAATGTATGTGAGTTTACGTTTCTGTTTACGAGCAGCCTCTTTTCCTGCGTCTGTTCCATTATTCCAGAGTTGAGTATTGTACTCAGAAACTGGATCTTTTTGCCCAAGAGTGGTGAGTGAATTTTCAATATACCATCCACCAGAGCTTTGGAATGCGTGTGAATATAGTTTTACAAATGGTAAGTCTTCACCATCGGGTGATGGGAGAAAACGTATTACTGCATAACCATTACCAGATTTATCAACATCTAGTTTCCATAAACGGTCATCACCTGATGTTCCGTTATTATTCATTTTTTCGACTTCTTTGACTAACTTTGCAGTTAAAGAGCCTAATTTAGATTGCTTTTTTAAATTTGCAAAAGACATTTGGATTTCCTCGGATTTTTTAGATTTGGAAGATACTAAGATTATAGTAGATAATTAAGATATTGTCAACATTACTATTTATGCTCCTTTCATACCCCTCAATTTTTCAATCGTTTTCTTCATACCGTCAAACAAAACCAACATATCAGTTTCTGGTGGGAATCCCATCAAAGCTATAGATTGTTGCAGATGTTCTTTCATTTTGGTTGCAACAGGGTCATCTGAGAGTGATAGACGAGCGTACATAATTCTTTGTTTATCTAAAAGTTCAGATAATTTATCAATGTGTTCTTCTTTTTCTTCCGAATCCATGCTTTCGAACATGAATACGTTTTTATACAAAGAACTTTGTAAACTTTGGATTTCATCCAATGCTTCTTTCACTATTTCTGAGTCGAAAAAATTAGACATTAACTATCTCTCTAAGTATTTTTTTATATTGAATTACATTAATATTTAGGAAAGGAGAATACTTTTTTAATTTCATACTAACGGTTTCCCACACTGGATCATTCAACTTTTTATCAAAATTTTTTTTAAAAGAAAATATTTTTTCAAAAATTGAAAATGTTTCTAAACTTATTTTTCCACCCAGATATTTTTTTAGAATCATTGGGTGTCCTTTCGAGCAATCGAATATGCTCTCCAATTTTTTTTCGTAGAGCAATTCCCTTGATTGTTCTTTGAACAAGTAAGTTAAACTTTGCTGTCGTTTCATCCATTCTGCATAAGTCCTTTCTCCAGAATTAATAATCTCTCCGATCCACAAATTTTTAGGATTATCAGTTGTGACAAAATTTGCCAACAAAAAATCTGTAATTTGTTGATCAGAATATTTTCTTGATGTTTTTTCAAACCAATACTTATCCTTTCTTTTATTGAAGGAAGTCATTGTAGCTTTTGACTTACCTCCATACTTAATAAAGTCATATTTTTTATTAGTAAAATGACTTTTCATTGATAAGTATGTTTGATAAGTCTCAAAAGGTGTCACTTTCATTATAAAGGTAGTTTAGCTCTTGATGTTTTCTTCATAAAGTTTAACTGAATCGCATCATATTTCAACCTTTCTTTAAGAGGTTTTGATATAAGTTTTGATACTGATTCAATTTCAATGTCATTATCCTCACAATACTGACATATTGCTTCTATGTAATTAATTTTTTCTTTGGAAACAATTGTTTCAATCTCCATAGAAAATTTAGAGGGTGTTAAAAATTTTTCCTCTATGACTTTTTCAAGTTCTTTGTTTGACTCCATACAACTCCAGTTTGTCGTGAACAAATTTTTTAATATATTTGTCGAGTAATTTGATAAACTTTGTTTTGTCGTATTCTTCATAAACAACACATTCTCCATTTTCACAAGACATAATGATAACTAATTTTTTGACAGATATTCCTGTAAGTTCGTAAAACATACAACCGTAAGCCATTGCTTGAACAAAATAATTTTCAATCCAATCTCTGGGTTTCGGTTTTGCTGCTGTCTTAAAATCTATTATCGATAATTCACCATCATATTCAGCAATGCAATCGACAGTTCCTGCAATGCCTAGATGCCTACTATATAGTGATCCCTCCAAGGCATGAATATTGTCTATTTTACCAAGTTTTTCTTTTGCAACATTGAAAAGAAACTTAGATATAGGAGGGACTTTTGGAAGTTTTTCATCATTTTTCAGATAATGTTCTGTCAAAGTGTGCATGTCTGTTCCACGAGTTGTGGCAGCTTTGGTGACACGATCTGCTTTTTCATTACCTACTCTTTTTCTCCAATCAAGAAAAATTTGTTTGTTAAAATGACTTGTAACAGAAGTTATAGAAACTAATTTAATTAATTCATCATTGTCTGGTACGGAATAATAACGAACTCCATCTATAGTCTCCCTTGATAATTTTGGGAGATTGATATCAATATGATTAAACATTAATTAAATAGATTGTTTTGCTAAGATGTACTCTTTCACGAGTCCAGATCGAACTATATCTTCAACCTCAAATTCTATTATATCAAAAGATTCCATTTTACGCAAGATGTTCATAAAATCATGAATACCATTCCTTTCATTCGATTTTGTTAAATCACTCTGGCTTGCATCCCCACAAAACATTATTTTACTATTTTCACCAACACGAGTGATAATAGAGTCTAATTCATGGAAATTAAGGTTTTGAAACTCATCAACTATGATGATAGAATTATCTAAAGTTGTTCCTCTCAGAAATGATGTGCTCCAAAATTTAATTGTATCCTGTGATCTTAAATTACCATATAACATTTCAAAATCTGCATCTGAAGGCATTTGAAACATATATTTAACCATATGTTTATAAGGTATTTGATATATGTCTGCCTTATCTTCATGATCACCAGGTAAGAATCCAATCTCACGAGTCGAAACTAATGAACGTACAAGATATATTCTCTCATAGGGTGTATTTTCATTTAATACATCACGAATCGCATTATATAAAGTGATAAATGTTTTACCAGTTCCAGCGCATCCATATGCAATAATATTTTTCCCATCTTTATAAGATTTAAATAAAACCTTTTGATTATCAGTTAGTGGTTCAATATCAATAAGGTAATCTGTGCTTAAGGGTTTTCTCCTCTTCATCTGTTTAACAGTCAAACCGACACCAATCGGTTGATCAGAGGATCCTCTTTTTTTTCTAGGCATTAGAATGAATAATCTCTATTTTTGCGAACGTTTGCACCTGGTTGTTTTGATGCTCTATCTAATACTTCATTCCAACCAGAGGATGCTGCTTCTCCAGTCCATCTAAACATTTCTTGAGCTGCTGCAACACCTGCTTGCCAATCTTTATCCCAATCTGGATTATCCTTTCTCCATTGATCATAATCTTTCATGGTCATTGACAATTCCTTCTTTTCCTTTGTTTTTTTATTTATTACTGGATATGTAGGCATGAGAATTAAGTTTTGTAAAGTTATTTAGACCCATTCAAGGGCTTCAGACACAGAGGGGAATTGTTCGGTAAATACCTTACGACATGCCTCTGCAATCTCCATGTGCTCTTTCTGAGTTCCATGTGCTGATCTTAGATTAATATAATGAATCCAAGAACGACATGAACCTGTCATATAGATCTTTGTAGGAGTGCAAAGTGGTAATACCATGCGAGCACATTCTTTTGCCACTCCTTCTTCAATCATCTGATTATAAAGACTCTGTGCAGAACTGAACAGGGTAATCATCTGACGGTTCAGTTTATCGACGACCTTACTATCAAGATCATCTATACTGTTCTGACGATTTTTTGTGTCCTGTCTACGCAATTCTGGTAATTCGATCTCACCTAGTTGATTACTTTTTGCATATCTTTGAGAAAATTCTTGGAAAGTAAAACTACGATGCCTTAGAATTTGCGCTGCGATTGCACGAGTCGTTTCAATCTCAAGTGTCATTGATGATTGCTCAAATACAGACCAGTGGTTGTGCTTGATACAATATTTCAATAATCCTGCATAGTTTGGATTATCTTGATTGTCTGGATTAGACACTCTGGCGATATGTGCCATCGTTTTCTCTGCATCAGGTGTGATGCTTATTAAGTTAATAGTCATCCAAATCCTTTTGGTTTTTGTTTTCTTTTTTCATATATTTCATGCTCCAATATCGATAGCTGTTCTCTCATGTAAGAGAGTTCTTGCTCATTATAAAGGAAATCTTGTTCAAGTGCTTTTTTAAGATTTTTTAATACCTGTTTGGATCTCATTCATCGTCCTCGTAAATATGACCATAATTCAAATCTTTTCCGTCCAGTTTCTTATAATCTTCGTATGTCAAATAAGAAGTTTTATCAGAATATACCTCTGCTTTCAATTCTGAGACTGCACGTTCAAGATCAGAAATAAGTACTTTTAGATTTTCTTTATTCATGAGATTTTCATTTTATTTATTATAGCACAAAAAAGGGGGGAATCAACCCCCCCTTATTTTTTTTAACTCCTGCCGTACAAGAGTCTTGCTTCAGCGTAGATGATCGTAAGAAATACTACACTTGCAGCGAGAATTTCTACAGTGACCAACATTACACACCTCCAGCTACCTTTTTAGTAACTTTTAAACCACGATACATTAGATCATGGCGCTGCCTCTTTGCAGCTTCTGCGAGTACTTTTGCATTGTACTCTTTGGTGTCATACTGAACACCTCTATATGTGACTTGTGCCATTTGGTTTCTCCTAAAGTAATTGGACTTTGCACCTTTAACTCTTTCGAGTGATCCGTGTTCCCGTTCCTTCAGTCGGCTTTTGCGTCCTTAAAACACATAGGATTAGTATGTGCTACCACAACCCTTGTTATTTCTAATTGCTCAGATTTATTAGGATTATTTCCTGCAGTGTCTATTAGTTCAGCAGCAGTCTCACAATCAAGTGGTGCTCCAATCACTATTAAACTAAGAAGAATTTGGTACATAAGGATGAACGAACCCGTTCCGAGTCGGCTTACTTGCGTCCGATGATATAAGCATCACAGTCATCTGACACTTTAGTTCTCAAGTAATCTATAAGATACTCGTGAGCATCAGAGTTAAGATTCTTATCGCTAAGTATCTCAATTCTGTTTTTGTTCCAATCTGAACAAGACATTTCCCAGTGGGAAGCATTATGTTCAGCAAGGAGTGATGCCAGTAGTGTGAGTTCTATCATTCGGATGAACGTTGTGTTTATACTAACACATTCACTCTATATAGGCAAGTAGTTTTGTAATTTGTGTTACAATTTTATAATTTTTTTAGATTCAACACACAATTTGAAATAATTAATGTCTAAATAATGGGTTTGACTTTCGTAAAAACCCTACAGGCAAAAAAATACCGGGATTTTTTTCCCCGATATTTTGAAATTAAAAGTTGATTTTGGTTTACCCCTTCAATCTTTTTTTCTTTGGTGGTGATTTAATGCCCCACAACTTTGGATCTCGATTACCTCTACCAAATTCAATCTTTTCAATAACATTTTTACCATGAGTATCATAATACATATCAAATAAACTTGTTAATTTTCCTGTCCTTGTGAGATCAATACAATCTTTATCATCAAGTTTATATCTAACAATGTATGCATCAGTAGGGAAATTTACATCCGATGCTTTGTCTATTGTTGTATTCTCAAGTAATACTTCACAACCATACTCAGCAGCTTTATCCTTATCCATATGATCTGCCTCCCCACGTAATGTCAGGATATGCTTCTGAAACTATTTCTTTTGTAATCTTGTACTTTGATTGTAATTGTTTATCCTTACATAAGCATACTATCTCTGCCTCTAAAGGATGGAGACCCTCTAAAACGTTTATAAACATTGTCTCTCTACGAATTGCACTCATTCTATCGTTACCGCCTTTGACAAAGTGATAAAAGTTTCTCCACTCTCTACGAATTGTGGTGTGTCCTTGTTGATCACTTGAACCTAACGAAAAAGATCCAGTGGTGTGCATTTTACGAACTTCCTCTGTCAATTTTGTTGTAAGAGTGCCACTATAGGTATTTTGATCATCATATCCAGCATAAGGGACTTCACCCTCAGGAAGAACTGATATGATAGACTCATCAAAATTCCAAATAAGTATTGCCTTGAGGGATATATCCTCATATTTTTTCAATACCTCAATCTTTTTAGCTTTTGATCTTTGTCTTGATGCTAAATCAAGAACCTCAAAGGCAAATGGATTTCTAGGTAAATTAAGTGACAGTGGTTTTACAGTGACACTTTTTCTTTTAGTTGTCTTCTTCTTCGTTGTTGTCGTCATAATTTTCAAATCTGAATGCTACAATTTCATCAGGTATGAGATTTCCATCTGGATCAAACATTTCTGGATGAGGTCTTGGAATTTCACGATAGTTCATCATGTAATCTCTAGCCAACCAACCACCAAGAATACCCGCCGAAAATAATAAAAATGAAATAGGTAACATAATAACCAATAAAATTTCTGTTGACATAGTTACCTCCATTTTTATTAAATTTTTTTTATATTTAATGAAAATTCAAAAGAAATTTTGAATTCTCTATTAAAAAAACAAATCATTTTTTTAAACATGATATGAATTGGTTTTGATCTCTTATTCCTTGAGGAATTGAGCATCAATTCTACTCCACGGTTTAAATGATTATCTTTATTTAGTTGATCATTTGATGATTTGTTGTTCCTTAAGGAATTTGATTGAGTCAATACAACCTCCTAATTTTTTACCATCGACCAAGACCTGTGGGAATGTCGATCCTTGACCAAACTCATCATAGAATGATTCTCTGTCAAAGTGCTCTCCTAAATTATAGACCACGTACTTAGTCTTTGTCAAGTCTAAAACTTCTTTTATTTTATCACAATATGGACAACCATCTTTGGAATAGACTGCAAAATTCATATGCTTAAAATTTTATTTATTTGTTTTTAGTAATTAAAAAATTGTTAAGAACCAGATAGTCCAAATCAATTTTATTAAATGTATCTATAGCATCTTTTGGTGTCTCAATAATCGGTTGACCATTATCATTAAATGATGTATTTAAAAGAACAGGACAACCAGTTAGCTTATGATATTTTTGTAAAAGAGATGTAACTTCTGGATGTAATTCATCGTTTACAGTTTGAATACGACAGCTAAAATCTTTATGAGTTATGGCACCTAATTGTTTTCTCTTATGTGGTCTTACTGTTAAAGAATACAACATATATTCATTTGGGAATACATCCATAAAATATTCTTCTTGATATTCTTCAAGCATAATACCTGCAAAAGGTCTCCACTCTTCACGATGTTTGATACGTTTGTTAATTGTCTCTTTATTTTTCTGTGGAGTTGGATTCATAAGTATTGATCTTGATCCAAGTGCTCTTGGACCAAACTCTGACCTGTTCTGGAACCATCCAATAATCTTATTGTCCGCAAGATACTCTGAAATATCTTCACAAAGTTTATCGAAGTCATCATATTTTTTATATTCTGTATCTACGAGTGCCTCTTCGACCTCTTCCTCACTGTAAGTTTTACCAAGTAAAGAAATATTATGTGGCAAGATAACAACATCATTATTCTTAAACGCGCCAATGCATGCTGCTCCAAATGAGAGCCCAGTATCATCTGGGAATGGTGGGATATGTATATTCTCTGTCACCTTATTCTTACGCAGCACAGAGTTTGCGAGTATGTTTAGAAAGACACCACCTGCAAGACAAAGATTATCACTAATATAATCCTGTTCTTTGAGTTCCTTCATCCATTCAAGCATTCCATTTTCAAAATTATATTGGAGTTGCTTTGCCTTATTCTCTGGTGAAAGATTACCATAGTTAAAGTCACGACCAGGTAAAGATTCAAGTGCAACCTGTGGTATACCTTCAAAGTGTGTTCTCCAATCCTTCTTAAACTCTTTGAGATTACCATAGGCAGAGAGTCCCATTACTTTTCCACAAAAAGTTTCACGATACTTTGGATCTGTAAGTTGTATTTCTTTCTGCATCTTGTTCACATAAATGTGATATGCCCACATCCAATAATAATTTCCAAGATTATTTGTCATTGGAACGCCAGGATAGTATTTGAACAATCCTTTCTTCTTATTGAAGTATCCAAATGAATGATTCTCACAGGCAAATATCTGTCCTGATGTATCAAACATGACTGACCCTGCATTGTCAAGTGTCACAAACGATCCTTCATTATAGTCACAAGAGAATACAGAAGAGTATGCGTGACATAGGTGATGAGATGCGATTCTAACTTCTGCCTTTGGAAAATATCTTTTAACTTTCTTCTCAATCGTTTTATTAATATAATTTTTATAGAAATTTTGGTTCGCCATTGATGGAACAATGACCAAATCAATATCATTCTTATCTAAGTTTGCAGCGGACAAACAATACTCTATGGACTTTCTCGGAAAGTTACCATCATATTTAATCTTACTTAATCTCTCTTCACTAATACTGACACAGTGTTCTCCATCCTTGATGAGAGTTACACTCGCACCATGCGTCCAAGAGTCTTCTGATTGCTTCAAAAGTTTTGGATTGTCAGAAATAACTACGTTCCAACCAATCGCACCATAAAGTCCAACTACATTCATGATTTATCAACTGCCTCTACAATCTTATCAAAATCAAATATCTCATCATCCTCATCTACATATGGATACTCAGCTTCCTGACCAGTAAAATCAAAGTCAAATAATACACTATTCGGTAACTTAAACTTCGCAGGTTTCTTTGCCTGTATATTTGTGTGCATGTCCCATCCAAATACTTTTGGACTTGTGCCATTCCACAATACAACTGATGGCATCTTTAGTGCTGCAGCAGCGTGTTGTAAACAACTATCAATCAAAATTCTTTTATCAGCATATAATAATGTACTAACAAGTTCCATGTTAGACATAGGATCTTTGATTGCTTCAACACCGTCTAGGATTTCACATGAAGGTCTTGTGACTTGGAAGATATGATAATCATCAGCATAATGATCTACAAGTTTTTGTGCAAGAACCACAGGCATATCTCTTGCCCATAAGTATGGTCTTTGTTCCTGATACATACCACCATTAGTTTGTATCACCATAATTGGTTTACCATTTGCTCGACTTGGCCAAAACTCTCTTGCTATTTTTTTCTGTAAAGGATTATATTTTATCTGTGGCATCTCCCCATTGTAATCAAGGTTATACATCTTACACCAAGATTCAACAAGAGGAAGTTTTTTATTTACATGATCAGTTGTAAAGTATGGTTCATTCGCAAAGACCAGTGAATCCATATCTTCAACATACGTTTGATAATAGTAACTTGTATTTCCCATTTGATAGACACGATCTACAAATGGAAGATTCTGATATATTTCCGTCCAAACACCAGTAACTATCAACTCACGACTCGGAAAGTTGTTCTTAATACACTTCGCAACTGCAGTCGATGCAACATGTTTTCCAAATCCACCTTGTACATGGAACAATGAATATTTTTTCTGTGGCATAATAAAGTATTATGATGTAAGTTAGAAAGGTAGATCCTTATTAACGTGTGATGGTGTAGGAGGTGTCTTAACTGAATTAATCCATGCTTCTTGATTGACCTTTGTATTAGAATTATCAAGAGCAGTTTTGACTTCAGTCCAATTTAATATCGTGTCTTGTGTGAGAGCACTGTAATTAATAAATCCGGATGCGGTGTTACCCCCGCTTGTATCGACATCAATAACGTCTTCACCTTCAATGGTAAGATTTGTTGGATCAGAATCATCTACCGATACTGTTTTAACTGAAACTTGCGATACGACATCTGTACCGTCATTTACAACTGTTAGGTTACTGACAGTTTGTGTATGTGTGATTGCCATTTTTATCTAGAAAATAGATTATAATTGTTTGAATTGTTAGGTGAAATAATATTAGGTTTCATTTCCATTGTATCATGAATTTTCCAAAATTCAAGTGTTTTTTTATTCTTATTATATAGTTCAATTATTGAGTCAGGAATAATTGAATTTGGATCCTGTGATTTTTTTTGAATTTTTTTATGAACTTTATGCATGTCACCTAATCCATAAGTTGTGAGATCATCCTCACGATGATCATTTGATAGGTTATCAAACGTATGTTCGAATGAATCTTCACCTAAAAATTCATAAATTTGATTCAGTTGACCTTGTGGATCTGTAATTAAATCATTATAGTCTACATAATGAAATTTGTCACCATATCCTTCATCAACTCCAAGTTTAGTTGCATTTAATGATTCCCATACAATACCATCAGGATTTAAAAGATGTTGACAACGGTTCTCATCATTGATTGGTGTATTATTTTTTACTAGATATTCATCTACAAAATTAATTCTTGGTTGTCCATCTTGAAATGGATTGCGCTTAATCATCGTAAGAATCGATGCTAATATCTCATCAACTCTTCGAACTGGCACAATTATTTTTGCTTCTTGCTTGATGTATCCTTCAATAAAAGGCACTCTCGCACACCAAGCACGATTCTTATCTATTACGACTGGTTTATCGATGTCACTATACCAATGTTCGATCACTGAACCAATGATTTCATTCACCTGATTTGGTTTTGGATATCCTGTATAAAGTTCATTGGATATGAAACTATCATGAGTCGCATAGATTGTACCAAGAACAGGACTCGAAGGACCTGAGTAAATTCTTGGATTCTGATTTAATAATGTTGACAAAAGAGTACTTCCTGAACGAGGAAGACCCGCCATAAAATAAAAAGTTTTCATTCAGTTTTATAATGCAAGTAAAGCAGTTTTTGCTTCGTTATATTTGGTAGTTGCCTCTGTTCTTTTTGTTTCAGCAGTGCTTGTATCACCACTCATTTCAGCAGTCATTGCTTCTTCATTCAATGCATATGAAGCATCTAATGGTGTCTTCACTGTATTATACTGTGTTTCTGTCAACTCTTGAATAGCTTTTTTAGAACCGATTGTAACATCAGTAATCGTTGTACTATCAGGAACTTGTGCCATGCAGACATCTATGCCATCAGCATCATGCATCCATATTTGAACATCTAGTCCAGCAAATTCTACTTCTGGATGTCTCTTATGAATAGTATTAACAGTAGTAAGATAATCTCCACTCTCTGTGGATTTCCAGTAATGTTTTAAATATTTCATTTAAATTTTTTTAGTTTCATAATATTTATATCACAGGAACACCGTATTGTCTAGATAAATTTTCATTTATTTCCTGTAATGATGGAAATCCTTTTATTTTAGCCCATGTCACAATTGAATATCTTTTACCTCTGGTGACTGGTTCAACTCCATGTAAATAATTATGATTCGAAGGGAAAGTAACTAACATACCAGGCTTCGGTCTAACTCGAATGTTATGCTCTGGAAATACAAAGTCTCCACCTTCAAATTCATCATTCAAATAGAATACAAATGATAAGTCTCTGTCTGTTGATTTCTTCCAAATTTTTTCTCCATTTGGTGTAACCCATATACTTTCACCGTCTATATGTGGTTGATAGTGACCACCGACTCCATAAGATAAAACCTGTGGAACTTCACTGCTTTCAACTTCAAAACCATAAAAAGGATTTACGACTTCTTTAACAGCATATTTAAAAAGATCACAAATCTTTGGAAACAAATGTCCCATCTCAACCACCTGAGTGTCTCTGACTTTCTTATCTGTTCTCCACTGAGTTTCTCCTGTCCGATTTGTTTCATCTGGGTCAAATACAGATAAATCTTCTTTATTAGCTATTTTTATATGATCAACCATTTCCTTTAAACCCTCTGGGTTTATTATGTTTGGTCGAATTAAAATATTTGTCAAAGGATTGTCTATCATAAAAAAACCATAGTTGTAATTATTATATCATAAATTATTAAGTACGTCCATTTTCTGCAGCAGATACTCCTCCTTCTTGAATTTGGTATGCTCTGGCAAAATGACCTTTAGTCGATGTTGTAGTAGTGTCATTACTATAATCAATTCTTGCTACATCAGTGCTACCATCAGGTCCTGCAGGATTTGAAGGATACAATCCAGGATGAACGTATCCGTAATTAGCATTACCAGTTCCTTCTAATCTGTATGATGGTTGATACAATGGTCCTCTTGCTGATGCTGTTGCAGTGTCATTCGCATAATCAACACGAGATATTTTTGACCTAGCAGGACCGTATCCAGCAATAAACCATCCATAATTAGCATTGCCTGTCGAACCAAGTTGAGATGTTGAATGAGCTAAAGGACCTTTTGGTGATGCTGTTCCTGTATCATTTCCATAATCAATACGTTGTACTGTAGAACTATTAGGACCAAATGCTCCATTTGGAGAACCTGCTGCGAAGTATCCATAATTAAGAGTACCTGTTGCGTTATGATAACATCTAGCAGATACTAATGGTCCTCTTGTTGAAGTCGTTGAACTATCATTTGAATAGTCAATTCTTTCTACGAGTGAGTAATTTGTTCTAGAGGGAAGAGCATACATTCCTCCAGTGTGCCATCCATAATCATTATTTCCAGCCCCTGCTGTAGATCCTCTTACTGGTCCTCCTAAAGGTCCTCTTACTAATGCGGTTGCAGAATCATTTGCATAATCAATACGCTCTACATATGAAACAGAAGGAACAGTAGATCCTCCAACAACATAACCATAATTTCTATTGCTTGAAGTAGATTTTAAAGAACCAGGAGTGTTTGCAAGATTACCTCTTAATGACGCTGTTGCTGTATCGTTTGAAAAATCAATACGTTGTACTATTGTCAAATCACCAGTAGGACCAGAAGGATTAGTACCGTCATATCCACCAGCAAAATATCCATAATTAGCTGGATTATGTGCTTGTACTGGGAATGGGAATGGTGGTTGAACTGGTGCTGCGACTGCTGCTGAGGCTGTTTGGGGAAGTCCATACATTAAACCACTTGCTGCTCCTGCCTGAGCTCTGGCATTTGATAAGTAAGCTGTTACTACTGTTGGTGTTGAAGTATCATTTGAAAAATCTATTCTATCTACTGATGTTTTAAGACCTGAAGGATCTGCTCCAGCACCCCAATATCCATATGATGCGTTACCTGCTGCTCCCGTTGCTGATAAACTATTAGATAATGCTGCTTTTGTTGGTATTGTTCCTGTGTCACTTGAATAATCAATACGAGATACTATTGAATACCTATGAGCTGGGGCTGGACTATCTGGATAATATCCACCAGCATAATATCCATAATTTGCATTACCTGTTCCATCAGAAGCTCCTCTAACAGGACCGTCTACTGGACCTTTGACTACTGCTGCTGCTGTATCATTTGAAAAGTCAACTCTTTCTGTTGTTGAAATAAATGTAGAAGCATTATTCTCACCACCACTCCAATATCCATAAGAAGTATTGCCCACACATCCAGCAAAATTTCTTCTACGAATTGTTAAATAACCTTTTGGTGATGCTGTTGCAGTATCATTACTATAATCAATACGTTGAACCGTACATGATATAACACCACTACTTGCTCTTCCTCCACCATTATATCCATAAGAGGCAGTGCCTGTTGCTCCAGCATAATATGTGCCTTCTGCTAATAGTCCTTTTGGTGTTGCTGTTGAGGTATCACTTGCATAATCAATTCGATCAATATAAGATAATTCATATCCAGGAGAAGCATTAGCATCATATCCACCCATCATATACGCATAAGAAGGACTACCTACCGCAGTTAATTGTTTTCTACTTTGAGACAATGATCCTTTAGGTGCCATTGCAGCACTGTCATTAGAGAAATCAAGTCGATCTACTATTGTTTTTCCACTTGGAGAAGGTCCTCCACCAGCAAAATATGCATGTCCAGGAGCTGCTGTTCCAGCAGGTGTTTCAGTAGCACCATCAGAAAATCTTTTTCTTGCTGGTTTACTTGTTGTTGATAATGAACCACCTATATCTCTCGAACTTACACCAGAATTATAACCTCTGGCAGAACTTAATGGACCTTTTGCGACTGCTGTTGCTGTGTCATTTGAATAGTCCATGCGATCTACTGATGATAACATAGTGTAATTACCACCAGCAAAATATCCATGACCAGGTGCACTAAAAGAAGATAGAGATGCTCTGTCAACAGTCAGCGGACCTTTTGCGACTGATGTTGCTGTATCATTTGAATAATCTATTCGTGTTATCTGAGATAGATTTGGGTTTGTTCCACCACCAACATATCCATATGAAGCATTTCCTGTTGAAGTTGCTTTTCTTGAACCTTGATTTAGATTACCTTTTGTTACTGCTGTTGCTGTATCATTTCCATAATCTATTCTTTGAACCACAGAATTATTTTGGAATGGTGGAGATCCTCCAATTTGATATCCATAACTTAAATTACCTGCTCCAGAGTGAAGATATCTAGCAGATGCTAAATTACCTTTAGGAGTTGCTGTTGATGTATCACTTGCATATTCAATACGATCTATTGTACTGGATGTTCCTGGTCTATTTCCACCAGAATGATATCCATAATCTTTATTTCCAACTCCAGCATATGATCTGTAAACACCTGCAGATAATGGACCTTTGACTGCTGCTGTTGCAGTGTCGTTTGCGTAATCAACACGATCTACTTTTGATGATTTACCGTTTGAAGGTGTCTTACCACCCATTGAATATCCATGATCTTTACTACTTACAGCAGCTTGATATGAAGTTCCAGCACTTAATGGACCTTTGACCGCCATTGTAGCAGTGTCATTTGAATAATCCATACGGTCTACTATTGAAAAACTGTATGGAAATGCTCCCCCAAGAACATAACCCATGGCAGGACCTAATGTAGTAGCAGGAATTCCCTCTATAGCACCTAAGTATGTTATTGGATTACCATTTTCTAAAGGACTGGTGCCGCTATCACCTATAAAATACGGTGAATTACCTGCACCAGTTAAAGAAGCCACTGCTGTTGCTGTTGCAGTATCATTAGAGAAATCTACTTTCTGGATGGAGGAAACATTAGATCCTCCTGCAAAGTATCCATTAGAATGATTACCAGTAGATGCACCCTTTGCCATTTGGGAAGCTAAATTACCTTTATCTACTGTTACTGCTGTATCGTTTGAGTAATCAATTCTTCTTACATTTGTTACAGCAGCAAATATATATCCACCTGCAACATATCCGTAATCAGCATTACCTTGTCCAGAGGTTTGAGTATTATTTCCGTAAACACCAATATTATTTAAAGTTCCTTTAGGTGATGCGTCTGCAGTATCATTAGAATAATCAACTCGATGAATAGTAGATGTTTTGGTGTAAGAAGGACCTGGTGCTGATCCTCCTGCCCAATATCCATAATTTTGATTACCCATTGCAGCACCATAATATTTTGCTGCTGGAAAATTTAAATGTGCTGGTGCTGTTGCAGTATCGTTTGCATAATCAATTCTATGGATATAAGTTGCATATGAAGTAGAAGCCAATCCATGAGCATAACCATAAGAAGCATTACCAGCAGAGTCGCAAATATTAATCGGATTAGCTAAATTTCCCTTTGGTGATGTTGCTGTCGTGTTATTATTAAAATCTAATCGGTCTACATTCGATACAACGGAAGAACTTGGATTTTTTCCACCAAAGAAATATCCATAGTCACTACTAGATACAGCTCCCATTTGTGATTTAGCCACAGTCAGTTGACTTGCCGATGTTATGGTATCATCACTAAAATCATGGCGGTATATATTTGTAACATATGAATGTCCTCCATCATGATAACCAGCATAAAAACCAAAATCATTTTTAATGTTTCGAGCATATATCCAAACATCATTTATATGCTCGAAAAGTCCGCTTACTTGAAGTTCATATAACTCATCTAATGTAAATATTCCCCTGTTATCAGACATTTTGTATTAATACTTTTTGTTGCTTCATTGAATTATTTAGTTCGTTACCAAAACCAACTCCATATGAATGCCACAAATCAGCACGAAATAATATCATGCGATTATATTTAATGTAAATGTTTAAAAATTCTTTCCAATATGATTGATTATTTACATCAAAACATCGTAAAATATCTTCCATATTTTGAAGACCATTTATTTTACATGCCATTTCATTTGGAAAACAATCTAATCCAGTAGATTGGTGCAAATAAAAACTTAATCCTCTACCAAGATGATGTGTCTCCGTAGGAAGATTAAAATATATAATTGCAATCCAATCGAACTTTGTATTTGATGTAATATAATTTGAAGAACCCTCTGAAATTACTTCATTAATAACATGATTTATTCGAATAGGACGATTTAAAATAAGAGATACTTTGTCAGTTAGCTCATCAACAACCCCATCTTTATATTCAGTTTCATCAAAATTAAGGTTGATATCTTTACCAACCCGACAAGCAATATCATAAAAATCATCTACAATAATAAATTTTTGATTCATTAGTCACCTTGAAGTTTTTTCTGATCCTCCTCTGATGTTCCAGTGATCTTTCCAAGATTATTTCCAGTAACTTCTGATATTCCTTGAACGACTTTTTTCTGAAGATCATTTAAGAATTCCATTTTTCCATTTGGACTTTCAAGAAGTTTATTTAATGGGACATAACCATTTGGAATTTCATTTCTCTTATCTACAATCGCAGGTGCAGAAGCACGACGCATACTATGTAAGTTACCAATCGAAATACCAGTCTGAGAAGAAATCATTTCATCCATTGCCTGATCAGCAAAACGACGCTCCCAATACTCACCATCACTATTAAGGAATTGCTCACGAGTTACTACTTTACCATCATTCTGTTCAACAAGTTTTTCAAGAATCTTATCCAAGTGTTCCATCTGATGAAGACGATCACGAATTTCAAGTTCACATGACTTCAGATAATGTGTAAGTGAGAGTTCATCTAAATCAAACCAACATAATTTTTTACCTGATTCTGGACCTCCTCGATCCCATAGAAGTGGTTGTGTTCTATCTTTATCTTTCCATTTGTATTCAAACTCTCTAACCTTCTCTTTCATCTCAATGAGTTTGTACATATATCCTTCTGCCATCTGACGACGAGACTTTAATGTATTCTCAAAAGCAACAGGTAATGTGTGAGTTTCAAGTAGTGCAAACTTTTCTAACTGAAAGTTAGTTCTACCCTGTGCTAATTCCTTATCACTCTCCTCCCATCTCAATACATTTTGAAATGCCTTATGCAAATATTCCTCATCAAGCACCGCTTGTTCAGAATTAATTGGTTGATATCCATCTAATGCTGAAGTTTTTTTGTCACTTGTCATTGGTTCTCCACTTGTAATTTTTGTAATTAGTTTTTTCCATTGTTTGGAAATTTTCTTCCAATCACATTTTTGAGTTATATGATTTGAAGCAGATTTTGATATCTGATTATATGTAGCACGATCACCATCGAAGTAATCTGCAGCAGCTACACAAATCTCTGCGAATTTATTTATAAAGTTATCTGTAACCTCATATTTTTCAGTTGTTCGGGTTCCTTCCAGTGTAACAATCGAAGCAAATTTATCAGTTGCAACTTCAGGTAGTGCTCCAATATTTGTGATGATTGGATAGCAACCACACTTCATCGCTTCTGCCATTGAAACACAAAATGTTTCTTCCCATATATTTGGATGAATAAAGAAAGCAGATTCATGATAATGCTTAATCAATTCATCTTGATCAACCGCAGCAGAATACTCTACGTTCTTTAGCAATTTTAAATCTTGATATAGATCAACATAAGGATCAATTATGTTACCATATAAAGACATAGATGAAAAAATTTTAAATTTAGCATCGGGATGTCTTTGTTGAATTAAAGGAATAATTCGAGGTAATAATTCTAATCCCTTATAAGGTATTGATGTATAGATGAAGGTCTTTGTTTTATCATCAGAGTATTTAAATTTATCAGATACTCCATTTGAGATCACACTTATCTTTTCCTTTGGTACTTTTAAAAAACGAACTAATTGTTCCTTTGCCCAATGTGAAGGAGATACAATATGATCAACTGTATTGTGATCAAAATTTAAAAAGACTGGTTGATCATATGCATGATGTGCCCAGAGAATTTTATATTTCTTTTTTGATTTAATTATTTCCTGTGGAAGATGTGCTACTTCGACATCTTCTGGAAATTTATAATATTGCGAAAGAAACTGATAAGAACTTTCGGTTGCTCCTGATTTCATAATCTATTCAGAAAAAATATGTGAACCAACGTGTTGTAATTTAATTGTAGTATCTAGCCATATATCATATCCTAGCATACTTGCTCGAAAAAAGAAACTCTTGTCTTCAGATAAGAACCCGTCTCCTTTTTTATGTTCCATAAAAAAATGGTATGAGTTATTTATCTCCGCTTCTGTGGGTGGAACATTACTATCATCCTTCGGTGGAATGTATTTTAAATCTGGAAATTTCTGTGCCATTTGCAGAAATACATTTCGATGAATCAAAGTAAATCCCATTCCGTTTCCTTCAATCTTTAAGAGGTCTCCCTTTCTTTGTTCTGGTTGAACAACATTAATACAGTATCGAATTGGAATTGTTTTCATTGGATAAGCACCAGAAACGATATCAACCTGATGATTAATTAACTTTAACACATCATACTCATCAAATCCAATATCACTATCTAAAAAGAAAAGATATTCGTGATCAGTATTATTGATAAAAAAATTAACACATTTCGATCTACCTTGAGTAATCAGAGAAGAATTTGCTTGTGTTAAAAGACCGTGAGGTATATTACTTCTCGCCAAAAGTTTACCGAGTTTGAATAAACTCATCGTAGTTTTCTCAGTTACAATCCCTCCATGACAGGGGAGGGCAATCATCAAACCCATATAAAATAAACGTTTTACTTATTATAACAAATCTTTTTAAATTAATCAAGTAACATAAGGACTGCCAGGTGTCATGCCACCATCAGCGGCACTTACCGCACGAGTTCTAGTAGCTCCATAAGCAGCAGGAAAACTAACTGGACCTGATGGTGATGCTGCTACAGTATCATTTGCATAATCTACTCGAAAAATGCTACTCGTATAAGTACCAGGATATATATCACCCGTTCCCATATATCCATAATTGTCATTATGACTTGTTCCAGATCCTATACCAAATGCTATTGGGGAACTACCTTTTTGAACTGATGTAGCAGTATCATTTGCATAATCAATACGATGAGTAGATGTTCTTGTATAGTTAGGGACTTCTTCACCAGGAGATCCACCATAATATCCATAATTTTGATTACCAAAACAAGAAGGCCAATCTATTCCACTATCCATGTTTCCTTTTGGTGATAATGCTGATGTATCATTTTCATAATCAAGTCTAAAGGTGAAAGTTTTGTTTGGCGAACCTCCTACTTTCCAACCGTAACTTTGATTGCCAGTGCTTCCTGTTCTGATAGAAGTATCTCCCCCTGTTGATCTTTGTGGTGCAGTTGCAGTATCATTTGCAAAATCAATTCTATCAACTTTGCCTCCAGGATAAGTAGTAACTATCCATCCATATGATGGAGTATGTAATCCTTGCCCAGACATTGCGAGGAGTGCCTCACTTGTTAAGTTACCTTTTGGTGACGTTGTTGATGTATCACTTGCATAATCAATTCTTTTGATTGTGGTGGCTTGGTTTGGACTGTATCCACCAAGAAGATATCCATGAGTTTCACTACTTGTGGATGCTTTATTTGCAGAAGTGTCATCAGGACCTTTTGATACTCCTGTCGCAGTATCATTTGAATAGTCAATTCTTGAAACTGTGCTGACATTAGGTCCAGCAACAATATATCCATATCCAAATGCTGATGGATATTGTACCAACATAGTTGGAGATGTGAATGGTGGTTGAACTGGTGCTGTCGCTGGAACCACTGATGATGTTGCTCCAATTTGATTTCTATTTCTAGATAGGTTACCTTTCGCAACTGCTGTCGCAGTGTCATTTGAAAAATCAAGACGATCAGTGGAAGATAGATAATTATTTCCACCGGGAATAAGATTATATCCACCACCAAAGTATGCATATGAATTACTTGACGATGCTCCAAACTCTTTCTTCACTACAGATAAAGGTCCTTTTGCAACTAAATTTGCTGTATCGTTTGAGTAATCAAGACGATCTATTGTGGTGCGATAAGTGCTACCAGGATTAGAGTTACCACCAGCCATATATCCAAAATGATTATTACCTGTTGCTCCCAAAGATTGTCTTGCTTCACTTAATGATCCTTTTGCTACAAGATTAGCTGTATCATTCGAAAAGTCAATTCGTTCAACAAAAGTTGAAGATGAGCCAGATATATATCCTCCTGCATAATATCCAAAATTTTCACTTGATACTGCTCCCCTAAGTGTAGGTGGTGATACTGCGGAAATCGCAGCGGTTGGACTATGATAAGTATCGTCATTCGAAAAATCAAATCTTATTATCGAAGTAAGTTGAGTGTAAGATGAAGAATCACCAGGATAAGTAGCCCCACTGAGGTATCCAAAATTAGAGTTTCCTGTAACTTGTGCACGACGTGTTGGTAAAATAGTACCTCTTCTTACCATTGAATCATTACTATGATCAAGACGTTCTGCGTAAGATTTATAAGTAAACGGATAAGGACCAAAACTTAATGTACCTCCAATAAAGTATGAAAAATCAGGAGTCGCAATACCAGCAAGATCCGTAGTTCCTGTAAATAGTAAATTAGCTTTTGGTGATGCCATTGCTGTATCATTATCAAAATTATATCTCTCTACAGTTGAATAATAATTCCATGGATTACCTTCGGTATTATTATTAAATCCACCAGCAAAATATCCTCTTGGAGCTGGTGTATTATCATAAAATCTAAATCTTCTTGGTTTATTTGATAATCCACATTCTTGACTACTTACCCCTGCTGCTTTATTAGATGCAACACTTAAATTACCTTTTGGTGATGCTGTTGTTGTATCACTTGAATAATCAAGACGATCTATATACGTGTGAACTGTTGATGATGGATTTTGTCCACCACCAAAGTATCCAAATGAGGATGTACTTGTTGCTGCTCGATATGAATAAGCAGCACTAAATGGACCTTTAGGAGATGCTGTTGCTGTGTCATTTGCATAATCAATTCGATCTATTTGTGTACTATACCCACCAGTTCCAGACACATATCCAAAGTTAGCATTACCTGTAGCATGATTATATCTACGTGTCGCACTTAATGGACCTTTTGTAAGTGGTGTTGCATTATCATTGCTGTAATCAATTCTCTCTACCGTTGATACTATGCCAGGTACTTTACCACCACAAAGATATCCAAAGTCTTGATTACCAGTCATTGATCCAGAAGATCTACCACTACTCAAATTAGCTCTTTGTGTGCAGTTATACGAATCATTTGAATAATCTAATCTATCTACAGTTGATGATCTGTCAGTTGGACTACCATTACCTGGTGAATATCCACCAGCAACATATCCAAAATTATTATTACCTGTAGCGGATACATAACCTTTTGGTTCCCCTAATTTACCTTTTGGTGATGCTGTTGATGTATCATTAGAGTAATCAATTCGATCTGTTGTAGAGTTTGCAGGAAAATGACCAACTGAATATCCATGAGAATTATTACCAGTAGCACCATGATTTTTACGTGCTATAGATGTATTGCCTTTTGGTGATGCTGTTGCTGTATCATTAGTAAAATCAATCCGATCTATAGTCGATTTCTCAGAAGATACACTAGGATATGCTCCTCCTGTAAAATAACCATGATTACTAACTGATCCTCCTGTTGCTGAAGAGTTTTCATAAGCAAAAACATTACTTATGTCTGACCAATTATAATCCGACTGTCTTTCTATTATCGTTTCAAGAGAGAATACACCTCTTTTATTCGTTGCTGCCATTTTTTAAGTAGGTGCTATCAGGATACTTCCAATATTCCAGTTTGCTATATTTATTTAGAATATATGGTGATAAGACATCTTCAGGTTTCTTAGATATTTTCTGTACTTTATTTCTGACATGATGCATATCTTTTAGATTCCATTGCTTCTCACTTTCACGATGATTATTTTTAACATTATTAAAGTCGTGTTTATATCCATCTATCTCTAAAAAATTATATATTCGATCCATTGTTTCCTGTGGAGTATTCACAATATCATCATACTCAACCATCAGCAAGTGCTTCGTTTCATTTCGAATGAAAGCTTGTGATTGTGCCCAGAGTGCTTGCTCTACAATACCATTATCACTCATTAGATATTGACATCGATTATCATCATCGACTGTGAATCCCCCTTCAATTAAGTCTTCATCAATAAAAGAAACCTCATCAGAGTTTCGATGTATCATTGTAATAAATGATGTGAGTATCTCTGAGATGTCACGAACAGGACAAATGATTTTTGGATTTGGATTTAGATATGTTTTAATTCTTTCAATATTATTTGACCATGCTCGATTGTGATCAATGACAATTGGTTTGTCTATTTCATAATAATAATTTTCAATATAACTACCAACAATTTTGTAAGCATTTTTTGGTTTAGGATATCCAATATATTGTTCACTCTGTTTAAAATATTGCTCACTATGATACATTAACTCCATCACTGGGGAAACTGGTTCAGTATGTACGTTTGGATTCTGGTCAATAATACTTTTCAATAAGGTGCTTCC